CTCTTTGTTCTTAGGTATACCTCCTGAGGATAGAGATATAGCCCCCCTTCTTTTATTCGAAGATTCAACAGAATCAAGGATAGAAGTAAGAAGACGCAAATCTTTTGACAAAAGATTCTCTGTATAAGAGTTTTCTTTTCGTTTAACAGATGACGCTAATCGCACACGTGGTATATAAAGAGATCGGATCTTCGCATTTAAGCGAAGAGCCTCAATTAAATAGTCCACAGGAAGAGGATTTCTACTTATATCTGGGTAATACCAGTTTATTAAGAAATCTTCATCCATACACTCTCTTACGACATTCTGAAGATCATCTAGCTGTTGCATTGCAACAGCCAGAGCCTCAGTATCTTTACTTGTACAGTTCTCTTCAACGAATTTACAGAATCCTTTTTGAACAGGATCAACTATATCTTCGCTATGGAGAGAAGGTAAGATTGGAAAGCCCTTGTTACATATAATGTCGAAAGCATTGTTTATCACAATGTTAACGGCATCATATGAAAACCAAGTCGCCTTTAAATTATCTGTCATTTCGACGGCTTTGTTAATTGTACAAATCATTGCGTAATCGCCATGCATAATGGCCATAAGCAATTTAAAGTACACTCTATTTCGTTCTTCAACACTACTAAAACGTAGTATTAGAGGACTAAGTAGAGCCAACAAATGTCGACGTAATGGAACAGAAACTTCCCCTTTAGTTAACTGAGGAGTTATTTGTTTCCACTTAGCATAGCTAAGTGATGAACGTAATAACTTCATCGGTTCTAAAGGAAGAAATCCTCTGTCCACCAATCGCCCGGTAAATTCAACTCGTGTCGATAAAGTAGAGGCCGATAAAGCCTCCTTAATCGAAATTGGAGAAATGTTAACATCTTGAATATAATTCTGAGATGCAAACTGGAAGAAACCGTTTGATGACTGGAAAGATTTCGGAAGACCAATAGTAATACCATATTCATCACAAACATCCAAGTAAGCTTTTGCCACTTGTTTGTTAGCAATGACTATGTCATCACCTAAAACTAAGTAATCCTTAAAGTATTCTCCAGATGGGAAAACTCTTCTCGATGCTAAGTACACCACGAACTGGTGCACTAATGCAAGAGAAGCCCAAGATGAAAGAGCACCCATAGGTTGACCTCTAGTATATTGATATTCTTGACCTTTGTAATGATAAGTTCTACCGGTTAGAAGATAAATCCAGGCTTCCGCCCCGTCAATTCCAAGGAAATGACTTAAAACTACTCGATATAAGTCTTGAGGGATTAAATCTGTTGCAGATTTAATATCAAAAGAATAAATATCTTTAAAACCACGACGGGAAAACTGTTTAACAGCTCCCATTTGGTCAAAAGTAGCATCGGAAGGAAGGGACCGTAATACATCA